AGCCCATCAACATTACGTTTTCCTTCATGTATGGGTTCTTGTATACGGTGAAGCGGTTTGCAAGTGAACCAATCTTGGTTACGCCTGCTGCGAATTCCATCTTGTCACCATCGGTGTTAGCTGCGAAGCCTGGGATGGTTTCAAGGATTGTTGCAACGGTTGGTGAAACAACTGCGAAGTTTGCACCACCACGCATGGTGAGTTGGTGAATCTTGTTACT